AACTCGGACACCCTGATGGACCAACCATCAACCTCGAACGAGTATCACATATGATTACTGACTTGCGTCAAGAGGGTTCAAACTTTGTGGGTAAAGCAAAGATTATGGACACTCCAATGGGTAAGGTAGTAAAAAATCTTATGGATGAAGGTGCTACACTTGGAGTATCGTCTCGTGGTATGGGATCAATTAAGCCAACCAAACAGGGTATTATGGAAGTACAAGGTGATTTCATGCTTGCTACTGCCGGTGATATTGTTGCTGACCCATCTGCACCTGATGCTTTTGTAAAAGGCATTATGGAAGGGTCGGAATGGTTTTATGATATTGCCTCCGGCAACTGGATGCAAGAAGAAGCAGTTGAACAGATTGTAGAAGAGATTAAAAAACTCTCTCCTCGTAAACTAGAAGAACAAAAGTTCAATTTATTCGCTAAATTCTTAAATAATATATCAAAATAAAATTTTTTATAAATAAAGTAAATAACTAATAAACTCGAAGGAGACAACATATGTCAGATCAAGAACTTGATCAGCTAGACGAGTTCAAGGCAGATGGTGACGATTCCGAAGTAATGGAACCAACACCAGCAAATGCTAAGAAGCGCAAGGCTGACAAAACAACTGCCAAGGAAGCCGCTGATGCGGTAGACGAAAGCGAAACAAAAGTTACTAAAGAACCCACAAGAAAGGCTGATAAGTCTATGGGCGAAGCAGTAGACGAAATCTTCGAGGGTGAAGAACTTTCTGAAGAGTTCAAAGAAAGAGCATCTGTTCTATTTGAAGCGGTTGTTCTAGAGAAAGTTAATGTCGAAGTCGCTCGTTTGGAAGAAGAGTTCTCTTCTAAATTGGACGAACAGGCTGAACTAGCAACAGAAGACCTCACTAAGAAGGTTGACGCATATTTAGATTACGTTGCAGAACAGTGGATGGAAGAAAACAAACTAGCAGTCGAAAGCGGCATTCGCTCCGATATTGCTGAGTCCTTCATTTCTGGTCTCAAAGAACTTTTCTCAGAGCATCGTATTGATGTACCTGATGAAGAAGTCGATCTGGTCGCTGAAATGGCAGAGAAGATCGAAGAGCTTGAAAAGAGCCTCAACGAACAAATCGATACTAATATCGAGGTTTCCAAAGAGCTTGATGAAGCTAAGAAGTCAGACGTATTTGATATCCTTTCCGAAGGTCTCGCAGATACACAGGCTGAAAAGCTACGTTCACTCACAGAAGGTCTAGAATATGTAGACCTCGATGATTACAGCCGTAAAGTTGAAATCATCAAAGAAAACTATTTCGGCAAATCAGCAATTGTTGAAGAGACAGACGAATTAGACCCAGTAAATGAGGAATCAGATACAAAGTATGTTGACCCTCAGATGGCGCTATACGCTAAATCTATCAGCAAGACTTTCAGAAATATTAAATAATATAAATAAGTACATCAAATATTCTTAGTTAAGGAGAATCTTCAAAAATGTTAAACGAAGAACTAAACACCAAGTGGCAGCCAATTCTGGAGCATCCAGACCTGGAGGGAATTAATGATCCACATAAGAGAGCAGTAACCGCTATTGTTCTAGAAAACACAGAAAAGGCTCTGAGAGAAGGTAGTGCTTGGTCAACCAACACACTACTTAACGAAACACCAGCGAACAACATTGGTGACGGCGCAACTAACGTTGACACTTATGATCCCGTTCTTATCTCTCTCGTTCGGCGCTCCATGCCAAACTTGATGGCTTATGATATCTGCGGCGTTCAGCCAATGACTGGTCCTTCTGGTCTCATCTTCGCTATGAAGGCTCGTTTCGCTAACACAACTAACCTTCTTGACACAACGCAAGAAGCGCTGTTCAACGAAGCTGATACCGACTTCTCTGGTACAGGTACACACGCTAATGCTCTCGGTGCTACATCCGAAACAACGGGTACTGGTGTAACCACAGCTAACATGGAAGCCAACACTGCTTACGAAGAAATGGGTTTCACAATCGATAAGGTCACTGTTACGGCCAAGTCTCGTGCGCTCAAAGCAGAGTATACCACTGAACTGGCACAAGACCTGAAGGCTATCCACGGTCTTGACGCTGAGACAGAGCTTGCTAACATTCTTTCGGCTGAAATCCTTTCGGAAATCAACCGTGAAGTTATTCGTACAATCTTCCACACAGCTAAAGCTGGCGCACAGAGCGACACAGCATCTGCTGGTACTTTTGATCTTGACGTTGACTCTAACGGTCGTTGGAGCGTAGAGAAGTTCAAGGGTCTCATGTTCCAGATTGAGCGTGAAGCTAATGAGATTGCCAAGCAGACCCGTCGTGGTAAGGGCAATGTCCTAATCTGTTCTTCTGATGTTGCTTCTGCTCTTCAGATGGCAGGCGTTCTAGATTACGCTCCTGCTCTTGCTAACAGGCTAAACGTTGACGACACAGGCAACACATTTGCTGGTGTTATGAACGGCCGCATGAAGGTCTATATTGACCCATATGCAGGCGCTAACTACATGATCGTCGGCTACAAGGGTTCTAGCGCATTCGATGCTGGTATCTTCTATTGCCCATACGTTCCACTACAGATGGTTCGTGCCGTTGGTGAAGATAGCTTCCAACCCAAGATTGGCTTCAAGACCCGTTACGGTATGGTTGCCAACCCATTTGCTACTTCAAATGGTACTGGTGCTATTGACAACACAAGCCCTGCTTCTGGTGACCAGAACACCTACTATCGCAGAGTGACTGTTTCTAACATCATGTAAGATAAGAGTAGGGTTAACCTACCGAACGACGAAAAGGGAGAGCTTCGGCTCTCCCTTTTTTATTCTCTAAACACTTTGTCGAGTGCTTTGTTTGCAACAGCAGCCAGCGAGTTTCGATGATTGATTGATACGCAGGCGCTGTTCATCAACTCACTGATGTTGGCACTCTTACCAATCACATCTAGTAGTTTGTGTAGGGCATCGTCACTATCGTAACCATCAGTCTCGTAGTTGCTTTTGCCACGAACTTCTGTCCGATAGCCAGACTTGCTATCAACAATGGTCAACACATACAAGTCTGTATCACGGGTCAACCTCAACTTGTAACCCATTTTCTTATTCCTTTAGGCACCGAATGCTATATAGAGAAGTAGACTAGCAATCAGCATGTTAGGAATAGCAAAGACAACTTTCTTTGTAGCGACGAGTCTCAGAGCGGTTTTCATTTGGTCTTCCTTTGTTTATCTTATAAATATAATATAAGCACTTTGACACCAAATGTCAAGCACTTTTTTAACTTTTTTAAAAAAATATGGAAAAAATATGGCTCAAAATTTCCTTTCACCGATAGGATTTAGATTTACTCTACAGAGAGCGCCTAATATTGAATATTATGTGCAAGCAGCTACGATACCCTCACTCACTGCTGGGTTCGTCACTGTGCCTACACCATTTTCAAATCTCTCTTTTAATGCTGATAAATTAGAATATGGCGACTTCTCCGTCACATTTCGTGTTGATGAAGATATGAAAAACTATCTAGAAATACACAATTGGCTAATAGGTATTGCGTTTCCAGATAATTTCACAGAGCATAAAAATCTTGTCACTAGAACTCAAGGCGATAACTCCGGTATCTTCTCAGACGCTACACTCACAGTTCTGAACTCTACAAAGAATGTCAATGTAGAGGTGACATTTGAAGACTTATTGCCAACATCAATCTCTGATATTCAGTTAGATGTAAGAGCAGCAGATATAAATTATTCTGAAGCCACAGTAAATTTCAGATATAAAAGGTTTACAATCAAGACTGTATGATATATAATACTTACTAAACTGAATGGAGAATATAAAAAATGGTTGAGACATTAGGTGGCGGCAGAAAAATGTATGATATACATGATAAGTCTAAATTTGATTCTTTGATTACACAAAAAAGGTTGGATTATAGTGGTATTAAAACATTATGGACTCCAACAGCAACTCCCTTGGATTCGATCTTGCAAGATTGGAAAATAGATTCGTCTAAATTTATGGAATTTGTGAAAAAATTTGAAGTTGTTGTACAAGCTGGCGGATGTTTTGGTATGTATCCCGCTTTATACGGAACACATTTTGAGCATGTGTATACATTTGAACCAGACCCATTGAATTTCTATTGTTTAGACAAGAATTGCCAGGGCGACAAATTTTACAAATATGAAGGC